CCTTCTACATCGAGCGCAATAAAAATATCCGTGCCGAATGTTCCGCCCGCAAGGAAGAAATGAAATCACAGACAAAACTCTTTGATCCCCCAAAAACCGCCCGTGAGATCGACGAAGAAATCTGTGACATTGTTTCCAAGAAATATCCCGATTTAGAAAGTTCAACCATTTACAGCATTTGGATGAAGAGGAATTATGGGAAGAAGAGAAAGAAGAAGGCGGCATAACTCAAACAGAAAGGAGATTCAATGCTAAAAGTAAAGAAGTCATTGGAATGTAAGTTCACCGAATCAGAGATAAAGGACTTCTCCCGAACACTCGCCTATGAGTGTCGGCAGGTCGCGCAACTCGAAGAACAGAAAAAGGAAGTAGTCTCGGACTTCAAAGCGAAGATCGATGCAAAGCACTCCCTTATCTCCATGCTCTCCAATAACGTCAACAACGGCTACGAGTACCGCAATGTTGATTGTGAGGTTGAACTTGATACGCCGAAGAAGGGCATAAAAACGCTCACACGTATTGATACCGGCGCGGAAGTCGAAGTCACGAAGATGACGGAATCAGACCGTCAGACAGAATTGGAAATTGTCACAAAGTAGACCGAGGGAGGTCAAGGACAAGCCGATAGTGTCCTGAGTACTCTCACTTCATACCTCGGTGAGAAATAACATCGGTGGCTTTACTCATACGTTCTCCTACAGCCCCGTACCTAATACGGCGGGGCTATAATTTAAGGAAAGGGAAAAAGATGAAACGCCTTAACAGAATCAATCTCCCGCAGGGTTCAATCTTGATACTGGGAGAAAATGTGAAGTGCGACATTTTTACAATCCCAGAAAATACAAAGATTTTTACAGACGGGTATAGAATCGAAGCAGAGAGAAAGATTGAAGTGAAGGGACTTATTGTTGGAAATGGTTATGGAATCCGGCAGCATCTCAAGAAATTCATGTTTTGGTTAATAAGGCAACTGTGAAAGGTAAAACCATGAACATCACCACCGTAACATCAGAAGGAACCTTAGAGCACTACGATGTCTCTGAACTTGCGATTGAATTCGACTGCAATGCGGAACTCACTTGCACAGAACCCATGAACAGAAACATCCATACCGATACATGGGTACATAAGATCGCCGGAAAATCAAAACTGACATTGATCGAAAACGAAAACAAACTCTCCGTGAAAGAGGCGGCTCGTCAATTCCCGTTCATCTTACTCAATCTTTCGACATTAGAAAAAATAAATTTTCCTGAGCGCGAAATCGCCTACAAAACGCTTCGCCAGCATATAATTTTAGGCGAGAAAGTCCTGCTCTTTGAATTCAACGAATCCCTGAAATCCTTTCAAATGCTATTTCTTTCAATCATTTAACCCCTCTCACATCCTCATCCCGTTGGCAAGCGGGACAAACATCCTACCTCCGAAAATGCGCGACTTGAACCCCCGCGCATTTTCTATTTTCCCCGCTTACTGGAAAAGTTCCTTTGACTGAACCCTAATTCCCTTATAGATTTATCACCGTATTGATCGTACCAACGACCAACCAAGTGAATCATGGAAGTGCAGTAGAAATTTCTACCAGGAAACTCCCTATTGCAGCATTCTCCGTGATTGAAAAAAATCAGAGATTCAAATGCCGAAGAAAAAAGGCGGAGCAAGAGCCGGAGCCGGAAGAAAAAAGAAAATCACCACCGAGATTCAAGCATCTCTCCGCGACCGCATCACGTTTGCAGATGTTGATTATGCGCTTGCGACACTGCGCTATGCAATGAAGCAGAAGAAAGAGAATCTTCGCACGGCAGTTGAAGCGGCAGAATTTCTGATTGAGCAAAAGGGCGGGAAAGCTCCACAGTCGGTTGATCTGACAACAAAGGGTCAGGCAATTTCGGTCAATCTTGTCTACCGGAAAAAATGAAAGTTCTCTCATTCCTCATACTCCTCATTTTGGACACCTACACATTTGACGGAATAGAAATCGGTGGAACATGGTACTACCAGCCGCAGGACAAACAACGCGAATTCCATGAAGCAATCTTGAACCGTGAAGTAAACGGATACCGGGACTTCCTCTACGGCGGCGCAGCGCGTGGCGGAAAATCAATCGCCCTGAGATGGGAAGGACATCGAAACTGCCTGCACTACCCACGCTTGAGAGGGTTACTGATTCGTTCTTCATTCCCGGAGCTTGAACGCTCACACCTTGCACAACTTCCCTTTGATCTTCCGGGAGAGATCCTATCCTACAATTCCCAAAAGCACGTAGCCCATTACATGAACGAATCTGTTTTAGAGTTCGGCTACGGCGACAGGAAAGAGGACTTCAAACAATATCTCTCCGCAGAGTATGATTTCATTCTAATCGACGAGCTGACCACAATTCCTTTCGAGTTTTCTTATCTACTCCGGTCCCGTTTGACGGCCTCGCGCAAAGAGTTCATTCCCTTCTGGGCGTGCGCGACAAACCCCGGCGACAAGGCGCATGTGGATGTAAGAAATTATTTCGTGAAAAAGACGGTGAAGGATGCCGAACGCTTCCCGAAGTACGACAAGAAAGAGATTTTCTTCCTGCCCGCGACAGTCTACGACAACAAGATCGTCATGGCGCGTGACCCCGGCGAACTCAGGCGCTTACAGCAGTTATCCAAGAAGGACCAGCAGAAATTCCTCTTTGGCAACTGGGACATCTTCGAGGGGCAATTCTTCGACGAGTTCTTCAGCGATATTCACGTTGTAAAGCCCGAAAATTATCTCCCTTATTCTGCCCTTTTGAACTTCAACTGTGTTGCCGGGATGGATTACGGGAATTATTCAGCCGTTGAGTATCAGGCAAAGAACTACGACGGCAATGTCATTGTCTTTGACGAGTGGACGGACATCAAATCCGTGAGAAGCGAGAAGGTCAAGACCCTGAAAAAATTCGCGCAAGAACGCGGGCTTGGTAAACTGAGAATTGAAGCCGATACGAATATGTGGGTCCCCGATCAGTTCGATGCAAGCTACAAGCACGATCCCGCCGCAGATTTCATCGCTGAAGGGTTGCAGTTGGTGAAGGTATCGAAGAACGTTTCAAGAGCCGAAAACAATCGCGGCTACCGCATAGCCTGTAACGATGCTGTGAGAGATTATCTCCATTGGGCCGGAGATGGCGCCGGATCGCTCACGGTAAAGCCCCGCCTCCTGATTTACGAACGTTGCGCGAAACTTGTCGAAACGCTTCCCCTTCTTTTAACCGATGAAAAAGATCAGGAAGATGTTGCCGACCAGGGCGACTTAGATACGTGGTACGATGCTTTCAAGATGGGATTTATGACGCTCTGGACTCCCGCAGAACCTAAGAGAGCAAAAGTCTACTTAACCGAAGCCGACTACGTGAAAGATACAATCTTCGAGAAAATCAAGAAATCTACTATTGAACCAAAAGTACGAGGCGAAGCGCTCTAAAACTGAATTTTAATTCACACTATCAACATTCTAAGGAAGGGTAATACAATGAAAGCATTCGATTTTGTAAAACGCTTCACGCTTATGGCCGTGATAACGGCTTTTCTATTCACCCCACTCATTGCCGCCGACAGAGTTGATGCTTACCACATCAACCTCAAAGGCGACATGATAATCAAGAACATCGCCCTGAAACAGTACCCCATTCTTCTCAACAATAAGGACGGAACACTCAGATTTAGGGTTGACAGCGCGGGAAACGTCTACATCGCCGGGACACTCACATCAGTTGGAGCGCAAACATCGACAGGGAGTCATCTTCCCTCGACCATTGGAACTTTGACCGAAGGTTCATCGACTTACTACTGGAAAGGTGGATATTTCGCGGAGATATTCTGGAAGTCAACAAAACTCGTTGATTCATCTGGCAACATCACTTCTGGCGGAAAGATTATAGCCACAGACTCTGCTCGTGTTCAGGGTAATCTCACTGTTAACGGGACGGCATTATTTTCCAATTATATTTTTGGTGTTGACTCGTTTACTACGACAGCTCCCGCAGACACAGTAACAGTCACAGGGGTGACGGCATCATCGTATGCCTTCGTTCAACTCTACAATCCTCCATACAGCGCGACGGCAGACACAGCAACCGTAACCTCGATCTGCTTAGTCTCTGGTGTGGGTACGGCTCAACTTGCCGTGACACGTGCTAAGGCGTCTGGTGATGCAACTCCTGCTGGCTTAAAATCCGGTCAGCACTATCGATACTTTATCAGGAAATAAGGAGAACTCACAATGGCTTGGTTTAGAAAAGTAAGATTAAACGGCGGCGCTTCGATTGTCTCGCTTGCCTATACGACACGCGCAGTCATTAGATCAACCACGGCAGGCGATAATTCCGGCATTGGCTCGATTGCCATATCAACGACCGATGGACGTATGCACGTTAAGATCGCAGACAACAACGCCGATAATGATTGGCGCAAAGTAACCGTTACGGACGCAGACTAAATGAAGCTCCTTGTGAAACTCCTCGGTGATCTCTTAGCCTTACAGAAAGAGGACGACATTGCCGAGGAACGTTTGATGAAATACGCTCTAAAACCGGAAAAGACTCTCTAATGTCCTGGAAGAAAATATACCGCGACCGTTACGATTACGCTTTCGCAGCCGAGAACGACTTCAATGATGCGCCTCCGAAAAAAGGCGAAACAGAAGTCAGTTCTTATGTAGGAAAGCTGTGGGATGACGGAAAGAAGTTCCTTGAAAACTCCTTCATGGAATCAGAGGACTCTGGCCGTCTGGGATTTTCCTCGCCTGAATCATTCTGGGATGCCTGTTCAAAGCTGGAAAACGGCCAGCACTACGCTCCCAATGGTCCATACGCCACACGCCGCTCCGGGGTAGGCAACTCGTGGAAACAGGAGTTGATCGACAACGAGATACAGAAACAGATTCGCGCAAAGAAAAACCACATCACCGCCAACTGGCATGAGATCGTTATTTCCCCGAATATCGTTGGCATCAATGAAATCTTCGATCAGGAGCGTAAACGTACCCAGTGGAGTGAGCATATTAGAGAATGGGTAGGATATGCTCAGAATTTCGGCGGGGTGTGGATAAGATCGATTCTTGATAAGACCGAAGACCCGGCAGGAATAGCAACCGAGATGACCTGTAAGAACGGCAGCGTGTTACGCACACCGGAAACCCGTTCAATCAAGAAGGCTGCTGGATGTTGGTACGTTATTCACGGGGAAAAGGTCAACGACCATTGGGTGCAAAAGAACTACCCAAAGATTGATCTCTCAAAGAACGAAGGCCACACCCCATCGTTCTTCGAAATCGACAAGAAGGCACATTCGTATTCCAACACCAAACTGTTCAACAAACTCGAAGCCTTCCTTGATGATGACACGTACGTGGAGATTCCCTACGAGGAGGAAGACTTCGATCAGCGTATCGGCCTCTTGATGGCGCCCTTCAATATGGCCAATGAGGACCCCCAAAGAGCACAGGATGAATCCGCCACGGTGATGCCGAAAGAAACGGACAATCACAAAAAGTTCATCAAGGCGTATAGTGACTGGGCCGAGGAGAAGATTGACTTCTACAAACGTATCGAGGCCGCAGGCGAACTAATCCCGGAGGACGCTGTCTTAGCAGAAAACGCAATTAAGGTTGTGGACGAACAACTTGCCATGCACGAAGAGATGCTGGCTAAAACGCAGGATGTCGATCCGGCCCAGAAGATTCCCGCAGGCAAGATGAAGAAGTACCCGAAAGGCCGCTACATCTGCACCATAAACGGCGTCACGGCAGAGGATGATGTAAACCCCTACAACAACGAATGGAGAAACCTCTTCCATTATCTCGCCAATGAAAAAGTACCCGAGCGCATTGATGGCCGGGGCGATGTGGAAATCTTGTGGCAGGACAATAGAATCCTTGATACGTTTGTCTCGCGCTTTGCCGATGACGCGCTTTTGGCAACACATAAAAAGCCGTGGTTCAAACGCTCTGAAAAAGCGAAACATGACGCAGAAGGACTCTCTACCAATCCGACAGAACCGGGATATTTTGACGATCAAGCGCCGATATTCGCCACTGGCACAGCCAACAACCAGTATCTTGAAATGTACAATCTTGTCAAAGGCGGCATAAAAGAAACTCTCGGTATCAATCAAACCACCAGAGGCGAATCGAACTTCGCAGGTGAATCCGGCAAGCACGCCGAAGCCCTGATCTCCCAGAACGTGACAATGGTCGCCGGTGAGCTGAACATGAACCTGAACGATGTGCTGGAGGATATTGTCGAAGCCCGATTTGAAATGTGGAAGGAGTTCTACATTGAACCCCGTCCCTACACAATCGACGGACAACAGAAAATGCTCGTCCTCTCAGAGCACTTAAAACAAATGCAGGTTGAGGAAAACGGTCAACTCGTGATGAAGGATATTGGCAAGATCGAAGTATCAATAAAGCCGGAATCGAACTTCCCAAATCGCGACGAAAGTGAAATAAACACCTTAGTGTCGCTCTCGAAAGTCTTGGATGCAACGGGTCAACCGATCATCCCGCCCGATATGATATTGGATTACGTTTCGCGCAGATTCCCGTCGCTCGGTTCTGGCGGGAAGTATCGGAAGTTGAACGAACTTGTTGCAATCGGTAAACAAGTGCTCCAACAACAACAGAGTGCTCAAGCGCAGCAGCAACAAGTCGTCGCAGAGCAAGGTGGGGCGCTCGATCAAGTGAAACAGAAAGTGCAATCAAGAATGACCACGGACGCCGCTAATCAAATAATGGCGAATCGGGGAATGGTTCCTTCAAACGGTAATGGAATGGGAGTGCAAGCATGATAACACTCTTAATCCTCGGATATGTTTGCATGGTTTGTGGAATTATCTATTGGCAGGATCGGCAAATAAAACAACTCCAAAAAGAGAAAGCACTTCTTGAATCAAAGAACGCTCTCATTGGACTTGCGATACGCAGTAATTTCATGGTAGACCCGTATGCGCCAGAAGACAGCATATACGTGATGAATCCAAAGACGTTCGATGCTTTGAAGAAGTCAGGACTGACAGAATTTCCATTTAACCCGACTACGGTACAGTAATGGAACTCGAATCTCCACGTAAACCAGACTTTGAAACTCTTGCGCGAAAATTTCGCACAACACTTCCTAAGAATACGGCGATCTGTATGTATTGCGGTTTTGATTTTGGAGAGCATCAGATTCTAACGGCGAATTGCCCGTATGAAGAATTAAGACAAGATGAAATGAAGGAACGCAGACAATGAACCGCACCTCTCAACTCAAAGCCGGTAGAAAGACATTTGCTAAGATGGTGAGGATGGCGAAAAGTGAAGAGACGAAGATGGAGGTCAAGCCATATTTCCTAAGACATTCTCCATTTCCTCAAACACCAGATGAACTCTCAAATTTCAAGGCAAGATTCATTGGGAAAAATGATTCTGTAATTTAATCTAAGGAGCTTCACATGGCAAAGGAAAAAACATCAAAGAAGAAAGAAAAAGAACTTGTTTCTGAACAAACGCCGCCGGTGGTTGAACAACCAACACCGCCAAGCGAAGAAGAATTGTCAGTATTGCAGAGTGGTGGAGTCGAATCTCCCGTAGTTGACCCCCCAAGCCCCGTACCAGCGAAGAAGGAATACATCTCCGTTGACAAACTATTGCTATTCAAAATTTTTAAGACTTGTGTTCAGGGCTACGGTAGCCAACTAAACAAACACGCCGCAGTATCAAAATTCGGAGCCTGTCTTGGCGGGACTAATCAGGTAGAGAACAAAGCGCTCTGGGATGAAGTACAGCGATATTTAGAAACGCACAAATAATTTTCAGAAAGGAATTCGCAATGGGAAAGTATATTGAAGATTCAGTATCGCAGATAAAAAAAGCGATCAAAGACAGCGATACGGGAAACGCCGTCATCCGTTTTGAAACCGCCTCCGGCGATCCAGAAGCGCGCCGCATGAAGATCCTCGAAGTCCACGACGATTATTTCCTCGGTCAAAGCCGGACAAAGAGCGCACAGCCTGAATACTTCTCATTCACCCACATTACCAACTGGCGGTTTGAAGAGTACAAAGCTGATGAATGGGGGGGATAAGAACTTATGCCGTGGCGCTCGGACAAACAACGTCGTTGGGGCAACTCTCCTGCCGGACTCGCGGCAATGGGACGCTCAAAGGTAGACGAATTCAATCAAGCATCGAAAGGTATAACGATGAAAGAAGAAAAAGAATCCCCCAAAAAGTCCAGCAAGGACAGACTCCATGAGGTCGCTGAAAGCGCAATGATGGGAAAGAGAAAGAAGAAAATGCCGATGGACAAGTTGGATGCCGTAAAGATGAAGTTCATGGTCGGAAGAAAGAAAGGCAAATGAGCCAACTACTTGTTCCGGTGTATCGCGGCGAAGTGGAAGTGGTGAAGTATTCTGATGAACGAATGATAAAATTCGCCGTTGAGGTTTTGGGAGAACCAAGCACGACAAGACCAGAAGACCTTCTTGACCCAACAAGAATCTCTTATTGCTATCCAGAATACATCCAATGGGAGGTCAATGAAAGACTTAAAGCGGGAATGGTTGCTATTGGTATGGAAAGCGGTAACTGGGTCGTCACCAAACGCGAGAACATAATACCATGAGCGTCGCCGTCCACATGAAAGAATCAAAGCCGAGGAAGATCAAACATGCCTCAGACGATCCACTCCGGGCGAAGAAGGAAGCAGTTGGCGCGAAGAACTATCCGAAGATGAAATTTGAGAACGAAGCAGAACGGCGGGACTATGAAAAGCGTGTCGCAAGTAACCCGATGAATGTCAAAGGCCGTCCCGCCTTCTATCCCGCGCTTGAACTCAGATCATCTTTGAACTCAGCTCATGCGGCGAAGAAATGCACTACACCGGATTGCGGAGGCTGCTGCACGTACAATGACGGTTTCATTTGTCCTCGTTGCGGAAAAAACAATTCAACGGAGAACTGACAATGAACAAACGTCCCGAATGGATGATGAAAACAGAGTTTTGGTGCAAGGAGTGTTTGTTGGTGCAAATGGTCAATAGGAACTATATTCAAATTCCAAAGGGGCCACCTTACAGTATAACTATCATAGAGATTCACGATGCACATTGTAGTCGGTCACGTTTTGACCGTGTTAAATCAGAACCCTTTGAGGTGGAATAATGCCCGCAGAAAAGAAACCCATCAAGATTGTCCAAGTCTCTATCTTCGCAGATAGTCGCTTGCACGTAGGTACAGAAGGTGTCACCGATCAAGAAGACATTAGAAACATTCTCCATGTCGCAGAGGAAGCGGTTATCAGTGGCGCACTAAGAAAAGCAACTGAAAGCATGTCAAAGATAATCCCGTTACCGGGACCACAAATTTCAAAACTTGGTAACTAACCATACAAGGAGCTTTATGATAGCATTGATTGTTGACAACCACGCGCACCGTTTGATGAATGATGGAAGCGTGGAGAGTTGTGAAGTTTCAAGTCTCGGAGAAATTCTTACAGGACAAAACGTGCCAGATGACGTTGCGTGGCGCGTCCTCGACCCCATCTCTGATCTCCAGATGGATCCCGGAACCTTCGACGCATTTATCAGGAAAGACCTTGTTCTTTTGAATTCCATATTTCCACCTGATCGCCCGAAACTGCCCGTATCGGAGAAACAAGAAACCGTAGGAACAGTGGTAGCCCCCGTATGAGCACGGAGAAAGCTGAAAAAATCTTATCAGCAATCAGAGAGAAACTCTTGAATCCCTCTGTCCCTAATAATGTCACTGGAAAGATCGAGGTGAACCTGAAGGATGGCGGGATAGTGGATAACAAAGTACAGGTAAACGTCTAATGGAAATGCTCACAGCAGAAATCAAAGTTTTTGGTATCGACCCAGCGCGGCGCAATTATCTTCCACGACTGATTCACCATGCGATTTACAATGAATTAAAAGAGTTAGATACGGTGCCGGATGTGATCGAGTTAAGCCCACTGATTTATTCAAACATGCTTTTGTTATTCGAGGGAGGTTCTCACGGAACGATGGTAAAAAATAATGACCTCAATGGGACGGAGATTCAATTTTCACGGGAAACGCACAAGCGATCAATCTTAAAGGCAAGCTAATGTTTAACCTCGCTCGAATAAAAGTCAGATTCAAATCGGAAGTAAGAGCGGCGAAACAATTCTTCAAACGGCAGACGGAACATGAAAAAGCGCGTGAAGAAAAAATCACGATGGACGCACCTGAGCCAAGCCGCCGTTCGATGGAGCGAAGTCCAGGACACATCTCTCGCAGACGTTCAACGAGAATCCCGAAAATACTGGCAATGAAAAATGATCTTGTCCGTCGTCATTATTTCTCAGGTCAATTCCGCCCGATGAAAAATCTAACCTTCTTAGGGCGCGAAGTACGTTTTTCATGGCAGGATATTGTAAGAGCAAGAAGGAATTACGCGGCATAAGTCGCTGGTAGCGGGGCAAAAGCGAAAGGCAATATATGTTCACAAAGAAAAACATTTCAATCCATCTTTGCTTCAAAGATAAGTGCGTTATGGAAAGTGGAACGCTAAGTAAGCGCGGAAATATGTTTTTGGTGAGATGGAAAAAGTTGATGATCGAACGCGAAATTATAGTTGTTCCAGACTTAAAAAGCAAATCGGTCGTGCTACCATACCGGGAGCAAACTGAAAAGACATTTTACACATCGGGGCATGGAGCAGATAAAATCCCCGTAAGAATCTGGAATAAATCTATCGCGACGTAGAGCAGTTGGTAGCTCGCAAGATTCATACTCTTGAGGTCACAGGTTCGAGTCCTGTCGTCGCTACGAAGAATTTGGGTAGTGTCCTAATTTCAAAAACATTTCAGAGATAGGTGTCGAATGCCTGAAATAGACAAGAAAGAGAGCGAGGGAAGTCTTTTAAGTAAATGGTTACTTAGTAGGGATGCAGAATCTTCGCCGGATAAGACTATTTACACGAAGGAGAGACTTTATGAGTTAAAGAAATCATTGGCCTACTCCACGCCGGAAGAGAGTGCGGGTATTCCAAATTCATTTTTTATATCTCGCGCAGAACTAAGAGTGGAATGGTCAAATCCAATTCTTGAAGAAAGTGAAACAGACCCCGAATGTGTAGTGATGTTCCCTGCGGTTATTTATCAAAAAATCACCCGATCTCCTTTATGAATAAAGGAAGTGCATCATTTACCAGATTGCGGTACGCAGTGTGACATTCGCCAAACAAGCGATGAGCAAAGTGATTGTGTTTTGTAGTTTATTGGAGTGAGAAAACTTTGAGAATATCTACGGATTCTATTTTTTCGATGTATCGACATCTTTCGTCGGATCAAAATGAATGTCATGAGCAAACCGTGAAAGAAAGAGTGACAGCTTCAACGATTCTTCTTCGTGCCAGCTCTCGATTTCTTTTTTCTGGAATCCGCTCATTGGTATTGATAGCCCGCGATATAATGAGTGGATTAGCTGACGATTTTCTCTTGTTTGTATCAAAACATTACAAATCAAGTACAAAATGAAAAAAGAAGAAAAAATTTTAGACGCGCAATTTAGCAAAGAGCTAAAGGCATTCAGGGAAATGGAACTGCGAGAGATCGACGGAGATATTCTTGTAGCGGCATCGAAAGCATCAAAGGAGATTGGCTTCGATCCTGAAAGACTTCAACGCTTGCAGATGGCGAGGGACTTGAAACGGATCGTACGTCTTTTGGGAAGGAAGAAAATATGATCACCGATAAAAAGGGAATGAATCGAATAGTGAGAGTAAGGTTCGATGAAGATCAAAAACTAAGCCCGTTTCTTATTGCGCATATTTTGAAAAAATCTCCGCCGCCTTTGCGTTTCGGAAATATCCGAATCTCTCGTTCATCCGTTTTAAGACTTCTTCAGGAGGTTCGCCAGTCTTTTCGGAGATGTCTTTTATCTGATTCCCAAGTATGACATTTAGAAGGGCATGGTTGTCAATGAGAAGTTCGACCGTAGCGGCTAAAGCCTTAGCATCTGAAAGTTTGAAGGGAATCGTTGCCATTTTAACCCCGAAAGAGTTAGTGAGAGTAGGATTCAATGGTTAAACGAAGTCAGAAATATAACTGGAAAGAACGCGAATTCATCTTCACTATGAGAAAGGTGAAAAATGATTTTGCGAATATGCTTTATGCCGACCTACATCAATCTGAGTATACATTTGGACTTCAAGGATTGACGGCGGTAGTTACTTCATCCACTATTTACGGACGCGGTGATTCACGTGACCGCCCCGTAAACGCGCTTTGAGTGGCAAGTAGGTACGACCAAGCCTACAAGTTTTTGACATAAGCAATAACGGTCCGTTCGCGGAAGCCTGAAAAGTCAACGACGCTACGAAGTCGAAGACGAAGTAGAGGAATTATCCACCGAAGCCGTTCATAGCCTAAGAAGCTGTGAGCGGCTTTTTTATTTATGTGAAAGTTTTAACAAACGAGAGACTACCAAGCCTCTCACAATCATTCATCCTTACCAAAGGAAGAAAAATCATGGAAGAAACAATAGTTGTAGCAGAAGATGTGGAAATACCCAGCCACGAACCTACACCAGTAGTTCCAGTGGAAGAGCCGACCCCGGTTACTCCAAAGGAAAAAAAGGGTGAAGAAGTCATACCGCCTACAGAAGAGAACCTTCTCGACGGGATCGAGAAACTCGAAGACGGGTCATATAAACTCGTCGCCGGAGATTCAACATACTACGGCAAAACCCAAAAGGAAGTTCACCAGAACCTTCTCAAAGGAAAAATCGAGCAGGATCAAGCTATCCGAAAGGCGAAAGCCGCAGAGATTATCAAGATACCCGATGAACTCAGAGGCACGAAGCCTGAAGAAGCGCCGATTCTTGAACTACCCGATGATGCAGAAGTGTACTCAACTCACCTCGCCAGTGAAGTTAAAAAGGCGGGTGTCGACGCGAAGATGCTCTCATGGACCGATGCAGACTGGGACCGCTATCAGGATGAACAAGGCTTGAAAGACCGTCACATCATCCGTTTACAAGATGGCGTTCGTGACGCAATCGAACGCGCCAACAAACTTGCAGACCGCGATATGTCTATCGCCTCCGTTGCCGTGGACAACAACAAGACCTTAGAACAGTCTACCAAGAATGTTCAGAAGATGCTTGCAAAATCCGGCGTTGTCGACCAATACACGCCAGAAATGTTCAAGACGGCAATCGAGAAAGCGATGGCCGAAAAGGACAAGTCGGGACGCATACCAGGCGGCGCCATAGAAGCTGAAGTCTCGGATCAGATCACGAAGATCATGCGCTCGAATACCCCCGTCAAGAAAGACTTGGCCGCAGAAGCGGCCCGCGTCAAGGGCAGAATTAAGACCCCCGCAGACGGCGGGAAAGTAGAAGACGACGACAAAACAATTCTCGGCTATGATGCTCTCTCACGGAAAGTAAAAAGTGAGTTGCCATCAAGGGCCGGGAGGGAAATCTAAACTCATTTTTATTTGAAGGACTAAACCTATGGAAGACAGCGAATTGTTATCCACTTCGACGATCACGAAATATCTTCGGACGTTGAAGAACAATCTCTACAATAAGACCCGGCTTCTGACGATCCTTGAGAAATCAGGGAGAATTCAAGATGCAACGGGCATCTCGACAACGTGGGATATCGTGAAAGCACGCCACGCGGCACTTGGACGCTTCAAAGCGTTCTCCACACTCGTCAATCAACAGGCCAATATCTTGGGGCAAGCCACTCTCCCTCCGGGAGAGTACTACGCCACAGTTGGCTTCGCGGAAGACGAGTTGATTATGAACGCGAACCGCCCGGAGAAGATCATCGACATCTTCACCACTGTGATGAAGAATGCCGAATCGACCTTGCGCTACCAGATCGCCACCGACTTTTACAGCGATGGTTCTTTGGTTGGCGGTTTACAGGGTGTCACGGGGCTTCAGGCGGCCATTACCGGCGCGACTGGAACCTACGCGAACATCAACCGCGCCACCGCAGGTAACGAGTATTGGCAGTCAAATGTCAACTCGACCGGCTATGCTCTGGCCGCCCTCGAAGATCCGACCGACGCGGGCTACATGCCGCGCTTGCTGGATAATCAAGTCTTGGCCGCAACGCACGACGAATCCATCGACACGATCATCATGACGAAGGCGGGTTATGCGGTGTACAAGAACATCTCCCGCGACAAACTGAGAATCGAATCAGGCTCCAACGCTGATTTGGGTTTCCCAGGCGTGAAGCTGGACGGTGTGACGATCACCTTCGACGACTTCTGCACGGCAGGCTACATCTACGGTCTGAACATGAACGACTGGGATATGTTCATCTATCCCGGTGCCAACTTCGACTTCCATAAAGTCAATGGATCGATTTGGCTTGCCCCGACCGATCAGTTGGCAAAACTCGCGCACCTGATCTGGATGGGTCAGTTCCGGCTCTCTGCCCCGTGGCAGCAATTTCGTATATCGGGCTTAACCTACGCATGACAAACGACTTATGAATAATCGACAATTAAACTTTCCCCATTCATTAACGGGTAGGAAGCAAACAAAAGAACACATTGAAAAACGTGTTGCTTCCATGCGCGGTAAAAAACGCAAATCACCCGTGAACAGGAAAAAGCGAACCGACATAGTTTGGAATACGGTGAGATTTTCCCCTCAAATGGATTCGATGTTGATTGACCTCTATGTGAATAAAAATCTTCACACAAGATTAGTCAGCAAAGAAATGGGAATAGGGCGATTGCCGATCATGCGTAGGTTAAAAGAACTGAACATCCATATACGAAGTGTCGGAGACGTAAAACGCGGGATTAAACAATCTCAAGAAACAAAAGACAAGAGAAAGAAAACGACGCTGGAGAGATTCGGCGGCCATCCCTGGAACATGGTAAAGCGAAGTAAGGAGTGCTTGGAATCAATGTCGCGTAAAGCGATAGAACGGCTCTCTACAACGCATCAATACAGTCAGGGGAAATACTTCTCTACGAAGTTGGATCAAGAGGTTTTTTACCGCTCGTCTTACGAACTGAAGTATATGAAGGAGCTTGACTCGAGCTCTAACGTCCTCAGGTGGGAATATGAACCGAAAGGATATGTCATTCGCTACGAATTTGAAGGGAGCCGATTATATAAGCCTGATTTCTTGGTTATCTATGTCGATGGCACAAGAAGTTTGGTAGAAATAAAAGGCGCTCATCTTATGAAAAGTGAAAAGACAAAGGCGAAAGTCAAAGCTCTTGGGGAATATCAAAAAGGTCATCGCAACGATATTTCTCAATGTGAGGTTCTCGTCGGGAAGGGAAGAAAAGCCGACGAAGTAGATCGAATTATTTTCAATTAGCAAAGAAGGGAATTTATCATGCAAGCAAATTATGATGGCGCTCCTTTTCGCGGAATTCCATACTTGGAAGGCGATCAAGACGATGTGTATATCCGTTTTTACAATAACACCGGTAACACCCTAACCAATGGTGATGTGAAGACAATATCCACGTTAGTTGACATCACGGACTCCTCGAACCCAATCCTCAGCCCTATTCTCGTAGCTGTTTCCACAATGGCGACTGCAAGTGTTTTGTTTGCGGTCGTTGATGATCCAAATGGAACAGTCGCAGATGGGAAGTGGGGTCAGGCGAAAGTCCGTGGCTGTGTAAAAGCAAATACTCTCGGAACGACGAACATTGCTTACGGCGATCAGCTGCAAGTCGTGAACGCAACTCCGACGGCGTTTGTGAAGAAAACAGCCGCTACCGCCGGTGTTGGTGTAATCCTTGGTGGAAACACGGGCGCAATCGCGCTCGAAACATGGACAACCGATACTACACCTGCTCTCAAGTGGGTGTACTTGCTCGGTGAACGTGTTGTCGTAGCCGCAACGGAGTAAAAATAATAACGGGCAATACACCGCCCGTTTTTCTATAACATTTTTCAAAGAAAGAGAAAAACCTATGCAAGCGAACTATGATGAAGCTGCCTTTAGGGGAATACCCTATTTGTGCGGCGATCAGGACAAAGTACAGGTTCGCTTTTACAATCACTCGACCGTAATGACCAACGGTGACGTTTTCACGCTCACTACCGAAGTTGATATTACGGACTCATCGAATCCAATCCTCCGGCCTATTCTTGTCGCAGCCTCTACGATGGCAACGGCTTCCGTTCTTATTGCGGTAGTCGATGACCCATCAGGGACGGTCGCGGCAGGGGCATGGGGGTATTGCACCGTGAGAGGGTGTGTAAAGGCAAACAGCTACGGCGGGACAGACATTGTAAAGGGCGATCAACTGGAAGTCTTAAACGCTTCCCCGACCTATTTCACAATGAAAACCTCGGCCACTGCAACATCTTCCGTCTTAGGGACGGGGATCATCTTAGGCGGGAACACTTCTGCGATTGCGCTGGAATCCTATGCAACGGGATCAGCAGCTCTTAAATGGGTGTATCTGCTCGGGTACAGGATCGTAACGGCGTAACATTCTAAACTCTCAGGGCGGGGTAACTCGCCCTGAGAACTTTTTTTCAAAGAGAGGAACAGATGAAAAAACTAATTTTCTTAATTCTCGTGCTTGCTGCGCTTACTACCACGGCCACATCACAGAATCAGTATCCGTCATTCGTGATAGACACTGTGCGCTTCGTCAGGGGTGCGGATTCGGTCGTTTATACATCCGGCGATATGATCGCAGACTCAGGTTCACATACAAAATATCTCACGTTCAATAACGTCGGGCGAACGAATAACTCTCGCGGGAAGATTACTTTCGTCACCGTGCAGGATGACAGCGCAAACGCCACGAACAAATCCGTGAAGGTGAGATTCTTCGATGTATCGGACACGACCGGACTCTGGGCACAACTGCCGGCAGATAACGCAGTCTTTCAATCCAAGTTTCAACTTGGTGCAGGCTATTACAGATGGTACGATGATGTCACGGTAACGCAAACCGTTTTTGGAACGACCGCAGGTGGAGCCACAGCCTCCGAAGGTACGACCAAACCAACCATACCTATCCCATTTGAACTTTTAAGCGGGAAACTTCGTGCTGTTGTGATTGCTAACGGAGCATTCGAGCCAAGCTGGAACGCTCATTACAGAATCATTATCGGTGTTGACAGGCAAAACTAAATGAGCACGTACAACTATTCTGACTACCAATCCCTGATCAACGACATCCAGGATGAGATTGAAGATTCCCAGATCGATCTTGTATCTCCCGAAGCGATTCAGGGGTACATCCTTCAAGGTTGCCAAAGGATAACCTCGCTTTATCCAGTCCGTCAAAAAACGGACTTGCGGCTCCTTGTCGATCAGACTGAGTATTTCTTCTCTGATTCCACCGTACCAGTGACAGGCACAGGCACGGTCGATGTTTCAAACAAGGATGTCACTGGTATTACAATCGCAGGCGATGGAACAATCTCAACATCTGGTAAGGATGTCACCGGATCGGGTTCAACATTCTTGACGTACTTGCAAGTAGGTAGGATGATTATTGTCGGGACACAGAAGAAGATGGTCGCCTCAATCACCTCGAATACAATCTGCACGATTGACGGCCAATTTGATAGCGATCTTTCCGCGTCAGCATATTCGATTTGTTCGACAAAATTCACAAAGGAAGTCAATCCGGGAAGTACGATCGTCGTTGGAGGTGTCTCGCGCATCGTGGATGAGATCACCGATGCCTACAACCTCACAGTGACCGTTGCTTATGCAACGCCCCAATCAACACAAGCCTTCACAGTCGATACCGTTGTTACAGAGATTCCTACGAAGTTCTACAACATCAAGGAAATTACAAGGCTTGAAGGAATAGTCCCCCTTCCCGTGGCGGTAGTATCAAACGAGCTTTTGCAGGAACAAAAACAGGCCACATTCGGACTCACCGCCTATTCAAACTATAGCCAGCCGCTTTGCGTTAGTGTCTGGGACAATATCGCTGGACGAAAGTATCTGGAAATCTTTCCCGCAGTTGGGACTGATAAAACCATTACGATCTTCGGCTTTATTCAGGTCAATCCGAGGGCTTATGTGTCGGTAGCGCTGACGGCAAACATTCCTCTTTCTCAGGAATATGAACCGGCAATAAAAGAATGGGCGAAATACCGCCTCTACAAAAAATTGAAGGACACCAAAAGCGCGATGGAGGCTCTTGCTACCTTTGGCGAATATATCTCCACCCTGAAAAACAATACGCCCTCAAAGACGAGAGTAACAGTAGACACAAATTGATAACGAGGTTTCCTCAATGACAGTTCAGCAACAATTATTCCGTTTGGCACTTCGGGTTTCCCCCGGAGGAACAAAGAAGGGTCAGAAGTTCAACGACTCTTCTTCTGCTATTGTCATCAGTACTGCCTCAAACGCCAATCCAAGTATCATCACGACCGCCACCGCACACGGGCTCGTAACGGGCAATCAGGTCTATATCACAGGCGTTGCCACAAATACGATGGTCAACAACACTCTGGCTAATCCTAATTGGACTGTGACCGTAACGGGAACTACTACATTCACAATCGTCGTGGCAAGCAATGGTGCGGGAACGGGCGGGACATGTACGCCAGCCCTTATCGGAAGCGTGGGTGCCGCAAATTTCCTCGCGCAAAGATTACTCGACATTTACAACGAAGCCCGCTTCGCACTTGCAAACGCGATTGATAAGTCCTACCCGGAATTCCTGAAAGCCACCGTGATCTCAGGGACGATCACAAAGAACGCGGCATTTCAGTTTGCTTCCGGGATCGCCACCAAGCCCACAGGTTTTATCAAAGTATGGCGCTTGGAAGATTCTTCAGGCGCACAGATCACCACTAATCCCGTTTCAATGATCGCCCGTTTGAAGGATTTGGAAAGCGCAACAAACCGCATGGTATTCGATTACGGGACTACATTTGTCGCCTTGACAGGCTCGACCAACGTTCTGGATGCCTCGACATATATTCTCTACTATTCCGGGATAACAAATTTCAGTCTCTCGCACGTTTTGGATGGAACCACGGTCGAAACATTCAACGATGACTGGTACCCGAAAATTCTTGAACTCGCAGAGGCAATCGCATCAGAGCAGGGCGGCCAATCCATTAACGCCCTTGCGACTCAACTTGTAGGAGCATCACTCAAATGATAGGCTCACAACTTTATACCGTCAAATCTGGCTGGAGAATCGCGACTGCCGACATCTATGATTTCGAGCAGAACTCTCCAATCTACAACGAACGCTTCGAACTCTCCAACCGGATATTTCAAAGGGTGCAGGGAGAGTTTGCAGACCTTGTAGCCGAATACTATACCGAAGATACCGACATGGTTCCCAATAAAACCGGGCGCCGTTATTCCTCCGGTGCATCGTACGTGTCTGCCACGCGCACTTTAACAGCAACGATGGACACGGCCTTTACCGCAAACGATAAAGGCAAGGCAGTCGTCATCACGAATAATACCGGACCACTGATTTATCTCTGCTCAGTCGATGAATATGTAAGCGCTACTTCGATTACAGTCAAAGGCGACGTTCCCCCGGCGGATATTGCAACCGTGAACGATGTCAGGCTGATAGGCTCAACCTTGATTGGCGACTCGGTAGATATTTCGAGCTTAAAACTCCTGCGCTACTCGAACCTGATAAACCGCTTCACAATCTTTTCAACGGAAACGGATTTTGTGGACGTTCTTTCAAGTGAGGCGTATAGACGTTTCCCCACGACCGCCCCGGCGAACCGTAACCGCATCGTCTGGAATCTGGTGGGTGATAATGTCTATTTGAAAACCGCTCTTACTTCCTACGGCACTCTAACGTTCAGAGGCCCGCGAATCTGTGCCATGATTACTGCCGATACAGACCGCTTACCTTTGCTTGACGGCGCAATGGTGCAGATCGGCCTTATCGCCCTGAAGCAGTTAATCATCTCCCGTATGCCTCCGGGGACTCCAAATGATAAAGACCGCGATAAAGCAGAAATGATGGACGCCATAAACGCCCTCTATCGCAGCAAAGGCATCAACGAAAAAGAGAATGTCATCAAAGACAAAGCAGAAGCCTTATTGTAAATGGATTTTCGCACACAAAATGCACGCGCTAAACACAATCTATTCTTACTCACAAGCCTCGGCGCTTTTGATAGTGGAAAGACTGTGCAGTTACAACTCCACGAATTCGAGGAGTTGCTTGTTTCCGGGTCAATCAAACTCAGGGAACATATCTCAGGACAGTACTCGGAATTTGTTGAAGGGGGTACATATTCCATTTTCAAGAACGGCGTTCTTCAGAATTCAATAAGTCCTATCTGTATCGCTGATCCAGTGGTATTCCTGAATCCTGCTTCTTTCGCCGTGCCAAGTTCACCGGGTTCTGTTTTAGGAAATGGAGATGACGGAGATGTGGTTATTACGCAGACCACACTGCTCACGAAAAACATGGAATACAACAATCTCACCGTGAACAAGTTTTTTTATCCGTCCGGGACAGTTTCGGTTACTGCTGATGGTGATCAAACCGTGAACGGAAATGGGACACATTTTTTATCTGATGTTGTCGTTGGAGATACAATCTATATTGGCGACGAAAAAGGAATTGTTACAGGCGTAGGGAGCGATACACTTCTGATCTGTTCAACAGATTTTGGTGTGCATACAAACGCTTCATTTTATCTAAGCGTGTCGCTTCACGCGGCTAACTGGAAAATCACAGTAAAAAACAATCTCTATAATTACGGCACTATAGCAAACAATGGAGCAGGTGCGTCCGGTTTTTATCCCTCGCATGGTTTTGGTTCTAATGGAGGTTTGGGCGGTGGTGGAACTTTTACTCCCGGATACGGTCATGTGCCAGGTGGCCACGGTGATGATGCCGCAGCAAGAACAAATTGCAGATCATCTCTCTCTCCAAGTGTATTAAGCGGTCGTGGTGGCGGAGGTGGTTCTTCTTTCTTGACAATTCCCATTGAACTCCCAGGCCTTGGAGGTATATCAGGAATTTCCTCGATTGTAGGATCAGTTGTTTCCGTTGACACGCTTGAAATAGCGGAAATTGGAAGAATCTTTACTTTCAACGGCCTTCAAGTATTCTTTGTCAATCAAATATCTGGAGGTGGAGGCGGCGGCGGTCAAGGTGGCGGAAGTGTAACAATTGGAGTTGGAGGCGCGGGTGGAGACGGCGGCGCATCGGGAATTCCAGCTGGTATACTTTATGTCGCCGCAAGGAGAATAATTGGCGATGGAAAGTTTTCAACAAGAGGGGGTGACGGTTTTTGGGGACAAACTGGGGCACCCCCCCCATTATTTCCATCTTGCGGATATGGGGGCGGTGGTGGTGGTGGTGCAGGCGGTCAGGGTGGCTTACAATACATCGCCTACTATGACAAGTCGCAGTTTACTGGAACATTCGATGTCTCTGGTGGCATGGGAGGTGGTGGAGGACTTTGTCCTATCAGGCCAATTCAAAATGCCCCCACTCCAGATCCGCTACCTATAACGGGGATGACCGGAAAGGGTACTAGCCCCATATCGGTCAACTTTGCCCCGTTTAGTACACAAAACCCCGTTATTGCGTTCGAGATAAGTGGTGTACAGGGCAATACGAATGCAAATCAAACTTTTATCACTTCTCCCATAACAGGATTCGAGGGGAATTATCAAGCAGATGTTTATTTCAGCACAAGGATTTACCTAGACCAGAAACTTTATTATTACGATTACGTGCCTCCCTTAATTCTCAGGGGAATCGCAAAAGACTTGATAGGTAATAGAAACTGGATTCCCGGAACAGGACAAATTCTCCCTCGAACTGGTAATTGGGGTGCGAGTTTTGGACAACCCGGAGATGGCACTCGCTCTTCAGCTGGGAATATGATAACCAATACCAGAAACAATGGCGCAGTCTTATTTTTTGAATTAAGCTAAATGGCAGCCACAGCAAAAAAGATATTTCCGATGTTCAACGCCGATGGCACTCCCATCACGGGCGCGGTGTATCAATACCGTGATACGGCAACCGATCTGGCGATTATCGCGACGTTCACGGAAATCAATGCCGGACTCTACACGGTCGTTGCTGAAACGGGCATCTATGACATTTACAAAGACGGTTCAAAGGTAACTGAGCTTTCTCCGTGCCAGCACATTGATTCAAATTCAATTCCAAGAGTCGCAGGGACGATCTCATATGGAACCGGTTCAGATGGAGCCTACACGTTAGATGGAACACAGGCAAGCGTATCAGGACTATTCACAAAAGATAGCGCAACACATTACACCTTGTTGAGGGACGGATATTTCACGCTCTTGACGGTAAATACAGGAATCACACTCGCCGCCGCCGGGTATAGGATATTTGCAAACTCTGGAGTTGGCGGTGCAGGCACGATTGATAATTCAGGCGCGGCTGGTGGAAATGCAACATCGGCAGTAGCTCAGACAAAGGGACTTGGTGGAAGTGCCACAGCCGATGCCACGGGAGGATATTTACCCGGTGGTGGGCCGGGAGGTGCTGGAGGTAATGGTGGTGACGGTTCTACTGCGGCAGTAGCAGGCTCGGTTGGCGGAACAATCGCGGGCGGCTATTGGAACTCAGCAGTTGGTTTGGCAGGAAAGCAAGGAGGACACGGCGGCGATAATTCCGGCGGCGCAACAGGTGGCGCGGCTACAGGCACAGCACTTCCCGCTACATCCGGTTCAATGAGAAATAGTTGGAACGCTGTCTTAGCCCGTGCATTTTCAGCAAGCGCCGTAGTTGCTCCCGTTTACAATCAAACAAACGGTGGTTCCGGTGGTGGCAGTCGCGGAGTAGGAACAGGATTCGGCTCTGGTGGTGGAGGCGCTGCCGCAGGAAACAACGGCGGTCAAGTTGTTATCATCGCTCGGGTACTTACCGGAACTTTGACAATCTCTGCAAACGGTGGGACTGGCGGCAATGGTGGAAATGGCGGGAACGCTACCGGAGTAGGCGGTGGTGGTGGAGGTGGTGCTGCTGGCAACGGCGGGAATGGTGGAGGAATAAATATCTTCTACGGACTTGATACCTCTACATGGACGTATTCAGTCGCAGGTGGTTCGCCAGGAACAAAGGGAACAAAAGGAACGGTTGTCACAGGCACGCTCGGCACAGACGGCGCTGATGGCGTATCGGGCATAGTTGGGATTAAACAATCATTCGTGATCTAACATGACGCCCAAAGATTTGAACATACTTTCCATCAAGAACAATGGCGACCTCATTCTGGATGAAGACTCTGTTGATTTGAAGAGTAATTACTTCAAAGACAATACAGGCTTGCGTCCCGGAGGCGATACGGTCGTTTTTCAACGGGACTACGGAACTATTGCGCGTGTCCCTTGTCCCCCCATTAGACCAAATGTTTTCAAAGTCATCTCCGGCGCCGCATCCGCATCGGGGTTAATCAGAATCACCGCGACCTCTCACGGCTATTCAAACAGCGATACGGTTTACATTGATGAGGTTGTGGGAACGGTAGAGGCAATCGGCAAGTGGGTGATCTCAGGAGTAACAACGCACACTTTCGATCTTGTAGGTTCGGCGTTTGTTCATACCTACACATCCGGCGGGATCGCCTCGAAAACTCCAATTACAATCTCACACGGGTACACGTTCTACGATAAAGACACGCAGAGTGAATATGAGATCGTCGCGGGAAAAGATTCATCGGATAATCTAAGACTGTACGTTTACGATAGTGCCTCCACGGAAAAATCAAAGTGGATTGAACTGACGCGAAACTACACCGCGACGATAAAAACCACTCCGTCGGCCACAGCCAAAACAATTGATATTGAAAACGTAAAGGAAAACGGCATAACCTCTCCCGAAACATATCCATACGCTGATGGTTCTCTTGACAAGTGGATCGTACTTAATACGACACAATCAAACGAAACCGCATTTATCACAAACAGCGTCTATGGTTCTTTTGGAGTTCTGACAACCGACACCGTTCTTGGAGCGAACGGACTTGCATGGGTGGCAACGGATGTGATTCAAATCTACCGCTTCCCGGCAATCAAGTTTAACTACACTTTCGCGCACGGCGCAACGCCCTCAGTGAGCTGGCTGGAAGTCACGCAGCAAAGGAAACTCATTTTTTTCCACCAGCACACAGACGGTACGAAGTATCAGGCACTCCAGATCATGCGAAGAAATGTGAGAAACTATTTCTATGATTCTTCTACCACAACATATCTTCGTACACTTCTTGCCGGATGGTACGTTGAATCTGATTTTGGTATTCTTAATCCGTATGCAACCACCTACGGATCGGTAGCAAGTCCAAAATCTCCGGGTGGAGGGAACTTCACTACCCTCGCGGCCAGTGGAGCATCAAACGCCGCACCTATCGTAGTAACTGTTCCATCTACCGCAGGACTTACAACGGGAGATATTGTAGTCGGTTCTGGGTTCACGACCAACACCAACGCCAATCATCTCTACTCGATTACGGTAGTCAACGGCACAACATTTCAACTCGATGCCTCAACAGGCAACGGAGCTACAACAGCCGGCAGTATCGCGGTCTACAAAAATATCGGACAGATTTACGATAAGACAGCCGGACGCAACTGGCTGAATCTCTATGGGAATCTTTCCAATGGCAGTACGGCAAAAGCCACGGGACAGATTATTTTTAATGCGCCAACGAACAATGATACGGTTCATTTCTTCCCAGAAGATGGAACTGGTGGAGTAGATTACACAAAGAAAGCAGTTTACAACGCAGGGGCGAGAGAATTTACATCAGCCGATGAACTTGTTTCAATGTTTAACACTGATTGGAATTTGGCGTCGCTGTTCCGCTATGTTGCCGTGAATTCAGGCGGGACTATTACCATAACCGCGAACTTCGCAGGGAGCAAATACAATTTTGCCGGACTCGTAATCGGCGTATTTAATGTTGGAACGCTTGCAATTTCAAATGTGTCTCAGGGCGCGACAGCCGTTCCGAGTTCCGTCCGTGATCTCGAAGGCGGCATTGACACCACCGCCGTTTATTCCCAAGGCCGCGTCTACGTCACCGCAGGCTACGGAGGCTATGAAGAATCCGATCCGATCTTGCAGGCATTTTTACAGGGTGATACATCAACCACCCCGCCCGACTTGCTCTTGACACCTTATCTGTCATTTGCGCTGATGAACAAGGAACTGACTCACCTCTACATGTACGCGGTATTTCAAAACTCGACCATCGTTCAAAAAGGCTGGAAGAATGCGACGAAGGAATATATTCTTCATTTTTCACTTCCCATTCAGAGCGCGACAACGGACACCGATTATCTGGCAACCGAATGGACAGACCAGAGCGCGGTCTTAAAATCCTTGCAAGGGGTCTACGGCTATGATATTTCTCAGTTGAATAAAATGGAAGCCTCGGCAACAAATTACGATACGGCTGTCAATGCAGGCGCGGTCAATATCAACGACGAACTAAATCACGCCGTCGATATGGAAAGAACCTATCCTACTCCGAGATTTGCTACAACAGCCACAAGAAATGATGGAGCAATTATTCTAATCGACGATGGCGATCTCTCAGGAAGGCTCTCAAGCTACAACGGATCGGGCGATCACGAAGACGATAATTTCCCAGACGTAAGAAACGATAACAACAAAAACAAACTCAAAATTCCATTTAAGGGCACCGGAGAGATTCTTGGACTGAATATCTTGAGCGACATCATTCACGTATTTAGAAAGTCCACAATTGAAACCTACGACCTTCAGGGCGTGTTCATGCGGACCTACAAGGCCGACGTATGCGCGAAGAAATCAATCCTTGCAACTCCCTACGGAATCATTTACGGAGGCAACGCCTCGATCTTCATAATTCCGATAGACGGCAGCGCCATTGTTTCACTTAACCCCTTGTGGGACAATTACTATTCCGGTAATCAGTTTGTGACTGGCACTACCCAGTATGTAACATCTACCTACCGCAACGATATGATCGCCGGTTACAACGATCTCTACAAGGAACTCTGGATGAGGCTGAAAGTGAATACCGCGACATCCACGGAGATTCGTTGCTTCCGCTACTCTTTTGAACGCGGAAACTGGTATGTAAGAATCCTGAACGTCACAGACGACATACGGTATTTTTCAAAGAACATTGGCGATACCTGTTTCACGATTGGCACAGAAAAATCAATCCTCAAATATCCCAACCGTTCAGGCGCAAATATCTATCAGGATGATGTGAGAGTCAACGGCTCCGCACTTGAAATCTCTCAGTCGCTTATCGTCCCGACAAGTTTTGAAATGAATATCGCCTTGTTCAACGCAAAAATTATTGAGAACGCGCTCAACGGATTTAAGTTGGATTTTACTGCGGACTCCAGCGATGGATACGGACTCTTCAATGTGGATTTTTATGCGAATAGAGAAACCGTGTCCTTCGACCCGCACCTGGTTCGTTCCGATGAAATCATGGAATATCGTGAGATTGACAGACGCGGCGCAATCGACCGCCTGAGTATAAAAATATCACTTGATAGTACCTCCACCGTTGGCCGATTGGATTTGGCCGAGCTGGACTTAGGATTTTTACCAAACAAAAAATTACAGAATTTGTAGAAGGAGTTAAACATCATGCCGAATAACAGATGGGGAACAGCACTCAGAGGCGGGATCGGAGCCGCAGGAACAGGAATGGGAATCGCCGCACTTGCTGGAAGCGGACCCGTTGGATGGGCCGTAGGAGCCGGGCTTGGTATCGCGTCGCTCTATGATGCGTTCACTTCAAAGTCGCCCGAAGACGAACGCTCGGACAGGATTAATAAGTTGATTGAACAGCGTCAGGCAGCGCGTCAACAGGCTCTCGCCCGTCTTGCCACTGAAACCGACCGCCAGCAGGGACTTATCAATACCACAACCACCGGAAGAATAAAACAAGGTGCAGCAGATATTGGCAGGCGAAGTGCTTCAAGTGGAAGGAGTGTAGATCAGGCAGACTACCTCGTAAACCAGAATGAACTGGCCAATCAAGGATCAGACAGCTCCAGAAATTTGACCGATGCCAGTTTACGCGCATCCAATCAGATCAACACCGAATATGACAAGATGATTGCAGACGCCCAGTACATGCAGGCCGATCAACCGATCCAACCCTCTGTTACTGACTATGTAGGAGAACTTGGAAACGCCGGAATGCAGTTCGCACAGAACCGTGATCTTGTTAATGCAATGAGTACGAGAACGCCGGGAGGCGGCTCAACATACGCGCCGGGTCCGGCGCCATTACCCGGGACCGTACCAGAAAATCTCACATGGGGAAGAACACCAGTCGCACCCAATTATGATAACAACGTTGGCGACGTTAGGCCAGTCGTCAATCCGGGTTTCGATCCAAATAATTTCAATCCGCTTGATATCAATACGCCGGGAGTGAATTACGGTCAACCTCAAACAGTTCCCCATGGCCGGAAACTGAATCTGAATTATCGAAGGAATTAGTCATGCAGGACTTATACAACACCAGACAATATCCACAGGGCGGTTCATTCGCTCCTAAAGACACATCTTCCCTTGATCTGCTTTCAAAATCCTTGAATCAGTTCGTCGACAATGATCTACGCAATTCTCTTGCAAGACAGAAGCAGCAGAAGGAAGAAGAACGGAAAACGGCATTGCAGGGCGTGGCCAATGATCTTTCTCAGGTTGACAAAATTACTACCGTGGTTGGGAGAAACAGCGCACGCACGGCGGCCGCCGGACGTATCGCGGCGATAACGGGAGATTACTCAGGACTCTACAGCGCAATTACGCGGCCCGAACCCGTGACCCCGCAAAAATTACTGCCCGTGAAAAATGCACAGGGCGGATATGAACTGTACCCAGAGACAGCCGGTCCGATGCCTGCGGGACTTACCCCGACATCCGAAACACCGAACGGCGATAGTTTTGTCCCAGTTGAAAGAAAGTACAGGAAAGATGGCAAGGACGTAAAGGAAGTGCAATACTTCAAGAAGAATGAGTTTGGTAGCCCCAATGCAAAGCCCGTGCATACCGTGATAAGCGAAGAGCCGGTAGATGCAGACCCATACATCAAAGGTACGGGACTTCGTAAAAGTCAAATTCAAGAAAAAATTCAGCAGTTGGAAAACAAGAACAACGAGTACAACGTCGAGATTGCAACGCAGGAATCCGGCGTTAAAAGAAACGCTGATGGATCGATTGAGATAATTGACAAAGACGGCAATCCAAAAAGGTACGAGGCGAAAGACGCTCAAACGTACAAAGATGCCATTGAACGGCAGAAACTTCCATCGAAAAGCGGGATGCTCAACAACTTAGGACAGATCATCGAATACAAAAAAATGATGGGCGACAAGTACGATGCCTACCAATCGCAGATGGATAAGTTGAAGAAGGAAGTTGGCGGAGAACCTATTGTATCTCCGACAGGGACAAGGGAATCGAAGGCGGCAGAACTTCTTAAAAGCAAGGGACTTGATTCAAGCGACAAGGCGGTAAAATTATTCTTACAACAAAATTCGCATTTTAAGTGAGCACCTATAATTTTGCCGGAATCGAAAAGGCAAAAACATACGATTTTTCAGGAATAGAAAAGTCCACCGGCGAACCGTTCAATTTTTCTGGTATAGAAAAGGTGGACGGCGCGACTCCCGCAGACCAGACAGCCACGCCATCCTTATTTGATAGGGCATCGGAATTTATCGGCAGACAATTCACCACGCCTCCCGCAGTCAATCCACGCATTGCCGTTTCTCGTGAGACTGCTCCACAGATGGCACAACTTGGACAAGAGACGGTTGAGCGAACTATTCGCGGCGTTACCACTCCTATTACGGAAGGCATACCAAAAGTTGCCGAGGGTATCAACAGAATGGGAGAGGCAGTCGGACTCTCACAAGGTGCTCCACGAGCAAGGGATATTGGCGGCGAAGCCCCAACACGCACAGCAGAACTCTTACGAGGTGCTGCTGATGTCGGTATTGGCGGCACAGAAGCGGGGTTAGGTTTAATCCCCGCAGTCGCCAGCGTCAATGCAGTTGTAAGCGCAATCGCGCCGCACGTTGAAGAAATCGGAAATTCCATCGGTGGAGAAAAAGGAAAACTTGTTGCCGATAAGATACTTCAATACGGGAGTGCTCTGAAATTTGGTGCGCCCGTTTTTGCCGGTGCAGTCCTCTCAGATATTACAGGATTACTTGCTAAAGAAGGCGTTGACTACACACGCTTGAACGAGGCAGACAAGAACAGGATCATCGACCTTGCAAAGAACATTTCATTCTTAGGCGGGATCGTCGGGACAGGAAAAGTTGGTCGAAAAATAAATGAAAATCTTTCAGCACGCTCGGAAGCCGCAATAAACGAGATACCTGAAACACCACAGCCAAATGCGCAAGGCGGGATCTCAAGAGAGATGGCGAATCAAGATGCAGTAGCAGAAGCCGCGAAAAATGCGACAGAAGCCTCCCGTATTAAGACGGGATTGCAAGCTCGCCAGTTATTGCCCCCAAACGACTTTTTAAGCGATACAAGGCGGGAAGTTCCTATCCCAGACCCAGAGCATCCGGGAGAATTTATCTACGCCAGAGCACCTTACGCCCCCGGAGAAGAAGGAAGAAAGTTTACAGCGCCAGAAGAAGGTTCAGCAACCGCCCAGACCGTGCCACAAACAAGCTCTACCCTGACACAAACGGGCGTTGGGCGCTCAGCAGTCGTTCTACCGCTTGAAACGGACAAAGCCGCTGTAATCAAAGGTAAGGGGGTTCTGGCGGGCGTTAATCAGCTCCCTGAACAGGCAAAGAACTTCGATCTTCCAGCTCTCCCCGGTGAAACAGTAGATATTCCTGAATGGGTGAAACGCCCCGAAGCGGAACGTACTGCCCTTGTCGAACTCGCAAAGAATAACGGCGTTGATTACACAGGTACTCAAAAAGGATTCAAGGATGTACCAGACCTTGAAACATTCCGCGATCCTGAAACTGGTACAAACTTCACAATGCAAAAAGGAGAAACTCTTCCAAAAGCTATTGAGAGAGTGCGAGCAAAATTTGCTGAAGGCGAAGCGTGGAAGAAAGAGCAGGGGAAGGTAGAAAACGTCGACACCAATAAACCGTTAACTGAGAATGAATTAGCAAGCGCCATAGAAGTAAAAGAGGGTGGTTCGTCGACTTTCCAAAAGGGCGGTGTCGACCGGTATGGAAATCCACCAATGACAGAGGCGCAAAAGAAACAGATTGACAGGGCTATCTCAGAGGGAAAACCTATTGATGCAATTTCAAAGGCACTTGATGAGCAACTGGCAAAAGCGCAGAAGCAAGAAGCCATTTTACGAAAAGAAGGGACAGGCACAAACGCCTACCAAAATGTAAGACGGATTCTCGATAAAGATATTCCACAGGCAAAAGAATATCTCGCCTCAAAATCTCTCGCCCCCCAAAAAACAGGGAAGGGGGAAGGAACGGGGAAAACACCGCTTCGTCAACAGTATGATGAACTTCTTGCCAAGCGGTTGAAGGGGAGTGGATTTGAAAGTGATATGCTGAGTCCCGTTTACCGCAATGCCGGACAAGATGCCTTCAATGAACTCAAAAAAATAACAGGTCGGAAAGACATAACATTCTTTGACCTTGATAAGCCCACAACTCCCCCTTCCACCAATAAGACAGGAGGGGAGAAAGTACCTGAACAAGGTGAATCCGGTCGCTATGGCAATATGCGAATCCCTACTCAGAACAAGTCTGCAATCTCCGCGAAGGAATCTGAATTCCAACGCCTCATTGCTGAACGTGATACGAAAATCGCGGAAGAAAAGCGTATCAGAAAAGAGGGCATGAGTGGCAAAGACCCCAATGCAATCACAAAAGATGAGATTCCAAAAGAAGATGTGGAGCGTTATCAAAAAATCCTTGACGCGGCAGGAACGGGCATCCGTGTTGTCGGGCCGGACGGGAAGAATCTCTCTATCGCCTCGATCAGGAAGGCAATCGAAGAATGGGACAAGGACGGGGGAGACGCAGAAAGAAGTTATCGCGCCCAAGCCCTTATCTCAGCCCTGAAACAAGCCGATGAATCAGGCACGGTAGAAATCCGTCCAGCAGAGGGAATACCGCACGAACAAGTACCCGTTGACGACTTACTCGGCAATTTGCCGGAAGGTTCGATTGGCGTGCCGAAGGAAAAGGCTTTTGTAAAAGAAAAATTGGTGGAGGGAAACATTAAACCCGCCGCTCAGATGGAGCAACGTGCAAAACAAAATCGCGCCGCAGAGAAAAAAGCAGCCGATGAAGCCGCACTCAGCGCAGCCGTTGGTCGCCGAAAACAACTACAACGTGAAATCGCATCGGAAAAAGCCAAGCCCGAACAAATTGCAAAAGCAAAACAAGAACTCTCAGATGTCAACAAGCAGATAGGAAAACTTCGCCCCGCAGAAGATATTTTCAACACGCAGGAAGATTTGTTGACGGGCGAACAAAATAAACTCGCCCCCGCCTATCTCCTTAACGATGGTACAGTAGTACCAGCCGGTTCTAATGTACACACCCTTCCCCCTGGATTAAAAGCAGAACAAATTAAAGATGCTGGATTCGTGCAAAATGGAAAGTTCTTAACAGGGGAAGAAGCGGCAAAAAGGGGTAACGGGAAAGCACTCCTTTCTCTTGGCCTCGGTGCCGCCTATCCAGTCATTGATCAACTCCCTATCGACGATGATAAGAAGAAGCTCTTAAAAGCTCTCTCACTTGCAGGATTAGGTATCTCACTTGGAATGGCAGTTAATTCTCCGAAGTGGTTCTTAAAATCTGCTAAAGCACTTGGAGAAGCCCGTCAAGAAACTTTTACCCCAGATCAGGCACGTGGCCTTTTCAAAGAAATTAAGTCTGAAGAAATGAAGTGGACGGGGTTAGATGACTTCTTACGCGAAAAATCTTCAAAGGGAGAAAAAGTAACTAAGGCAGAATTGCAAGATGTTATTGCAAGAAACAATGTGCAGGTAGAAGAAGTGGAGAAGGGGGAAAAGGAGCGACAACTTGCCATCTTCCCAGATAGCAAAAAAAGAGGATATAATATCGTTGATGAGAAAGGTGATGTTGTTGGAGTTGCCCCAACCGAAGGAGAGGCAAAATCGTTAGTGACACAGATGAAACAGGATCGCACTTCAGACACCAAATTCTCTTCCTATCAACTCCCCGGAGGAGAGAACTACAGGGAGTTGTTGCTGACGTTGCCGGAGAAACAGAAAACATCACTTCCACAAGCCATTCTGAAAATTACATCTCCAGATGGCGAAGTTAAAGAAATGTCCGGCACGTTGGATGATATGACGGCAGTTGAGAAGCGCGGTCAACTCAAATCCGAAGGCTACAAGTACGAACTGATTCTACAAGGCACAAAGACGGTTGCTGATTGGGAAAATAATTTCCGTTCCTCCCATTTCGATGAACCAAACATCTTAGCACACGTACGATTCAATGATAGAACAGTAGACGGTAAGAAAACTCTTTTCTTAGAAGAAGTACAATCCGATTGGGCGCAGAAGGGAAGGGCGAGTACGTTTAAGGGAGAGAGTAGATTCAGTCTCGTTGACAATCCCGATGGAACTTTTAGCATTGAGCGTAAAGGTGCGGGAACACGCGAGAAATTCGAGGACAGAGGATTAGCAGAAGCAGAACTTAAAAAATTACAGGAATCAGAAAATCAGCAAGCCGTCCCCGATATGCCTTTCAAAAAAGACTGGCATGAACTCGCATTCAGGAGAATGGTACGCTACAGTTCAGAAAACGGGTACGATGCTATTGGATGGACAACAGGGAGCGAACAGGTTGGACGATATACGGAATCTCTAAGAAAAGCAGTAGACCGCATTGAGTGGACAAAAACTAAAGATGGCGTTCACATTATTGGATGGAAGGATGGTCAAAACGCCAAAAAGGTTGCCGATACATTTGAACAGGAAAATGCTGTCAGCGATGCCATTGGTAAGTCTATGGCAGATAAAATTAAAAATGATCCTAATCAATCCGGCACGATTGAGGGGAACGACATTACCATTTCCGATACGGGGATGGCGGGATTCTACGATAAGATGCTTGTTAATTACGCCAACAAGTTTGGGAAAAAATTCGGCGCAAGTACCGCAGATGCACGAATAAAAACCGGCGCAGGCGAAGCCGCAGGTATTCAAGAATTTATTAGGTGGAAGAAAAATAAAGGATATGGCGGATCTGCAACGGCTGAATGGCAAGAAAAGAACAATCCCGTTGTAAAAGAATTTTTTAGAGAAATGCCACAAGGCGAACCCATCCACATCCTCCCCATAACTCCGGAGATGAAGAAAACCGCCAACGAGAAAGGAATGCCTTTATTCTCCATCGGTGCCGGTGCAGGGTATCTCGCCGTAGATCAACTTAATACCGATGATGATACAAAAAAGAAACTTAAAGCCGTATTCGGAGCACTTGCACTTGGAGGAATCGCCGCAACATTAGGTAAGATGTCAGGCACTACAATAAAATCCATTTCCCAGTTAGGTGAAGAAGCTCGTGGTTTAGTAGAATCCGGGAAATTAAAATCAAATGAAGTGGCTGGATGGATAAGAGAGCGTGTCGCCAAAGGGCGCGAAATTCCTGTTGCTGAAAAATCGCAAGTAACCGCACTGGCTCCAAAAATTGAACAGGGTGTAGCACTCGCGCAGACCGCGCATGACATCAAGTATGCCTTCAATATCTCCAAAGAGAATCTGAACATTGAACCTGCTGAGAAGTCCAATCTCGATGCAGTTGTAAACCGTCTGAAGCCCATACTCCAAAGGGAAAAAGGAAAGCCATTAACCAACGCCGAAGTCTTGGACGATGCACAGACATCAGACCTTTTACGTCGCGCAATCTCACGCGATCAGACGGAGAAGGTTACTGCCGCAATTCTTAAAACCCGTCAAGCCGTTGCCGCCGGAGCGCAGGGCAAAGATGTAACCCGTCAATTCATCGACAATATCAGGGTGCTCTCCACCTACGCCGCCGATGCCGGACGGAGGTTGCAGAAATTCTCCATCGAGGCTGATCCATCCCTTGCCAATATCAAGCAAGCGGTCATCAAGAAGCTGGTCGATCTTGGAATGAAGACGGATGATATTCTGAAAGCATCCGAGGGCGTGAACTTCGATAACCCGATGGAAGTGGCAGGGTTCTACCGCCAGTTCATAAAACCAAGTTGGAAGGACATCTTGGACGAGTACAGGTACATCAATCTGCTCTCATCCCCGAAAACGCACATTGTCAATATGTTCTCCAACATCTTGCAGGGCGGTATCATCGCGCCTTTGACAAAGCTCTATCAGGGAGGGATTGATTATGTAGGGACAAGCATTTCCGGTAGGGATCGTCAGGTATATGTTCGCTCCGTCCCCGTGTATTACAAGGGACTCTTACATGCGCTACCCGAAGCCTTCAAAAACGCAACGGCAGTATTGAAGGGTGAGGCGTTCACACTCCGTCCCGATCTTGAAACTATTCCTGCAATGGGAGAGGGAATCGAAGCGACAAACGCTACATCGAAGATTGGAAAGATTGCAGGAACAATCAGCAGAGGCGCATCGATCGGCATATCAAAGTTCAATCAGAAAATGCGCCCCGTAACCACGGCACTCGAAGCGGCAGACATCTACCTCCAAACATTGATTAAGTCAGGAGAGAGAGAAGCGATCTCATATAGAAACACCCGTCAAGGCAAGACGATGGACCCAAGCCTTATCGACGAAGAAGCCACACAGAGAGCGAAGGAATATCTATTCCGCGCCGAACTTGATCCTACAAACGCCACGGGACAGGGAAAAATCTTGTCATGGCTCGATAAGGGCGCGGCTGTTGCATATAAGTTCCGCGATCTTCCGGTAGTAGGATGGACGGTTCCTTTTATCAGAACGCCTATGAACATCTTGAAGCAGGGACTCGAGTACTCGCCAGCCGGATTTGCAACGTTGATCGGATCGACACAAAAACAACTTCAACTTGCCAAAGCAATGGTAGGTTCAACCGTATTTGCCGGAGCCGCAGCACTTGTGTTCTCCAATGAATCGACATGGGAGCCACCCGCGAACCCCAGTGAGAAGAAAAGATTCTATGATTCAGGCAAACAACCGTACTCAGTAAAACTTGGCGACACATGGTATTCCTATTCAAAACTCGGAGTGCTTGCTTATCCAATCGCCCTTGCCTCCGCCGTGAAATATCATACCGAGCAAAGTAAACAAGCCGGAGAATCGAACCCCTTGCAGAAGATAGAAAGTATTCTCAGCTCACAGGCAAAGTTTTTCGCTGATCAATCCTACGTGCAGGGAATCTCAGACCTCTTGGATGCCGTTTCAAAAGGCGAACTCTATGATGTCGATAAACTCATTACCAACCTGCCATCACAGTTAATTCCCCTTGCAAGTCTTCAGAACTGGGTAGGGAACTTGGTCGATCCGGTGTACAGAAAGCCAAAAGGTTTTGTGCAGGGACTTGAAATGAAAACACCATTCACCAGGCAGTTCGTCCCAATATCAGATGAACAGGCAAACAGAAAAGTGCTTGGAGTACCGCGAGAGATGGTCAATTCATTCTCTCCGGTCCAGATGTCCACCGATGCCACGAGCACGCTACCCTACGAAGCCCGAAAAACGCGCCGCTCGGCACTCAGTCGCTCGATATTACGTCAATCACTTTTGAATCCATAATGCCTACTAAAATATCAGTCACATTCAATCCTCCTGTTAAAATTCCCTTTACAGATGTTGAAGGAGCAAAAAAAGCGTACGAAGCCCTGCACAGCGCATTCTCAAAAATGGCGGGACAGTTAAACACAATGA